ACTTCATCAACTTTTTCTATATTGATCCTTGAGTGAATTTCTTCCATTCGATTGCGTTCTTTATATTAAATGTTCGATTATTAATATTTCTTATGATGCCTTCTATATAATTTATAACTGTTCGAAGATATGTTATTTTTTGTGATAGTCTGATTAGTTCAGCATCTGATTTAATATACTTATCGACATCTTGTTTTAAGACTTTAATATTAAATGGTTTCTCTCTGTAAACAGATTCATCTGCTTTGCCTGTATAGTATTCCCATTTGTCTTTTGCAAGAACATCATAATCGTCTTCCGCTTTCTTTAGAAGTAGTGAAAATTTAGAAAGATATTTGAGATATTTATTGTGAATGATAGGTGTACGAACTGATTCCATATCAAGTTCTGTATCGTCTATCTGTAAATCTTTAGTTGCTTCTTCTTGTAGTTTTTCTAAATCCATAGTATATTATATCACAAAAAAATGATTTTGTCAAGTTATATTGTATAAAAGTCGTAGTATTTGTATCCAAAAGTTACATCTGCAACTAGATAAGCAACCTCTGTGTCTTGTGTTGTTAATGACACATTACTGATTGACTTTGGAAAAACATCTCTGAAACGAACTTCTAAAGAAGGATTATTCTTTGATGTTAATATAGTCAATGTCGCATCAGAATAGATAGCGGCATCTGGTGTCGCAGGATATGTTTTACCAGATTCAGTTTGTACACCACGACTTTGTGATCTTGGCATACGATCAGAACCTTCACTTAATAAGTTCTGAAACTGTGTATGATTCTCTGGAAAAGATAATCCTTTTAACCATGTATGCACTTCTCTATAATTTCGATACTGTTCATCGATCAAAAATGTCGCAGTCAAATCTTCATATGTGATATCAGAACCTGCAATTGCAATTTGACTAAGTGGTGTTGATTGTGTAAACCCACCAACAGATATACCTGGTATATTGATTGTTTGACAAAAGAACTGAACTTCTGGAAGTTTTTGTATTTGAAATCGAAACTGTGTCGGTGATGCGAAATCTAATTCGTTTCCCGATGGTTGTCGAACTGTTGCATTTGTAGTTGTCATACTATTATTTATGCAAATAAAAAAGGGGAGATCCCGAAGAATCTCCCCCTTGGTGTGGTTGTGGTAAACTAAGTTACCAACAATCTAAGACAAATTACATAATGTTTGTAACTTGTACTTTTCTGTAGTAGATGTTACTGTTATCAGTACCAGTAGTATCTGCACCAGATACTTGAGCAGAACTCTCAGCGAATGGGTTTCTTACTAGACCATATCTAGTTTTGAATCCAATCTTAGGCTGGAAGCTGTTCTCACCTACTGCACGTACCATTTGTAATGGAACATATGGGCAATAGAAAAGACCTGCGTCATATGGTGATGTACCTTTGTATCCAATTACGTAGAATTGTTTTGCTGTTTGGTTAGCAGCATATGGATCAATGTACACTTTGTATCTACCGTTTAATACACCAGCAAATGTGTTGCCTGTGTCATCTACGTTTAGATTGTTGTTTAAAGCAGGTGTATAGTCAAGTACGCCAGCCATTTGTAAAGCAGAAGCAACGTCTGAAGAACAGATAACTACGTTACCTTTTCCTCTACGTGTATCTTGTGCAATAGCATTCGCATCTCTTTCGAGTTGGAACATTAGGCCTTTGAACTTTTCAACACTCCAACGACCGTTAGAATCTGTGTCTAAGTCAAAGATTCCTGAGTTAGTTGTGTTTACTGTAGCACCTTTTTTAGATTTGATGTAAATTGTTCTTACAACTTCTCTGTTGATCTCAGCAAGAATTTCAGCAGATAGAATATTTGCTAATTCTGTTTCTGCATCTAAACCGTGAATTGCTTTAAGGTCTTGTGCGAGTTCCATTGTGTACTCTGCTTTTAATGCACGTGATCTTGCAGTTACAGTTGTCTTCTCGATTGAGAAAGCCATTTCTGCAAAAGCGTTTCCACTTGCATCACCTAAAGCTTCACCGTATGCTGTAGTCATACCTCTACCTCTTTGATATGTACCAGCAGATGAATCGTTCAATACAGCTGGGTTAGAACCAGTGTGTATTGTACCTGCAGTAAGATCAGCAGTAGATGATGATGTTGCATTTCTTGATGAAAAGTCTGTGTCTGCCTCGTTAAATAACGCTTCAGTACCTGACTGACTTGCATATCTGCTCTTCATAGCGAAGATAAGACCGGTTGGACCAGTCATTGGTTGTACACCACAGATGTCGTATGCAATTAAGTTAGGCATAGAACGTCTAACGAGAGAAATTAGAATTGGATCCCAATTCGCAATAGCTGAACCTGTTGCGTTAGTAGGTGCAGCTTCACCAAGGAATGCTTTGTCTTCGTTTAAAGCTTTCTCTTGGTTTTCGAGGATGACAGTTGTTACAGCTCTTCTGTAAGCATCTTTGATCTCAGGAAGATCGGTGTGCTCAAGAACTGGTTGCCACTTCTCTTGTAATGATTCTGATAGAAACATTTGTTCTCTCCTTGTTTACTTTCTTTAATATAGCTTTTTTGCTTTTGTTCTTGAGATAGCGGCTGTATATGCTGACATAGGACCAGTCATATCAATCTGTCCGCCCTCGGCGTCATTGGTCTCAGTAACGTTATTCTGTGCTTTTTCTTTTACGAAATAAGATTCTTTAATAGTTTCTAATTTCTCTTTGTAAGAATCAGCATTTTCATATTCGATACTTTCTACCAAACCCTTAAACTTCTCCTTCTCAGAATCAGCAAGTGAATCTGAAACGGATTCAAAGATAGATGATTTAGTTTGTTCACCTACTTCTTTATTCAGTTCAACGATTTTTGAAGTTGCTTCATTTAACTTTCCTTTGAGTTCGTCAATCTCAGTTGCCTGAGATTCTAGTACGTTGTACTTCTCATCTGGAATGTCAATGTAGTGATCTTCAAATAATTGTTTTAGACCTGTAATAAAGTCTTCAGCGATTTCACCTTTTACGCCTTTTTCAATAGCAAGTTCGTTTTCTTTCATCCATTCCTCAACCACATAGTTAAGGTAAGAATCAACTTTTTCTGTTAACTCAGATTTAGCTGTTTCTTTGGCTTCTTCTAAATTCTTAGCAAATTCTTCTTCTAGTCTGTCGATCTCTGCACCAACTTTTGATTTGATAGCAGCTTCGAAGATAGTAGCAGCTTTTGTTTTGAATTCCTCTGAAAGATTGTCTTCGCCATTGATTAAAGCATCAACATCTTCTTTGACGTTAATCTCTTTAATTTTATCTTTAGCAGTTTCTTCTGCTTCAGCATCTTTTGATTTTTCTGCGAGTTTCTCGCCTTCATGGTCAACTTGGTCGCCAGCGGCAATAGATTCTTTAGGTGGTTTAATACTTGAAGAACCTTGAGAAACAGGAGCAGAATCACCTTTGTCAGCTTTAGCATTCTGTTGATCCTTCGTAGGCTTAACATCTTTTGAGTAATCTTTCTTAGGTGCGTCTGGTGAAACCACCGCCGGACCTGTGTCTGTTACTTCGCCTGATGCTTTAGCAATATGTGAAGGTTCTGGAGCAACTGCCTTTTTAGTAGGTTCGTTAGCTGCAGCTTCAGCAACTTCTTGTGTCGCCACTGCTTCTAACTCCTCTAACTTTTGTTCTACTTCTGACATTAACTCTCTCCTTATTAATTCGAATTAATAATATAATATTTATAAATATTACAATTTTGAAAGAAAAGATTTAAACACAGCAGCTTGTTTTTCTGCGAGTTCTACTCTCTTTGCTCTCTCAATTGTATTCTTCATTTCGTGTATATCGACTTCTCGTATAACACCATTGTCCCAAACCCATTCTTTACCTTCCATAATACCTTGTACAAAGGCATCTGGAGCAGAAGGATCTGCGACTATGTCTGCGGCTGTCGCTAAGTAAAAATCACTTTTTACATAGTTTGAACCGCCTCTATTCTCCAGCGACCCCATGCCTCTGGAAGAAACTCCTAATTTTGCACCCTCGTCTATTAAATTCTTCACAATCTTTCCATAAGGGGTGTCCATAATCTTTGCTTCACCAATAAAATTCTTACCTTCCGGTGTTAAACTGGTGATCATGTGTGATACACGTTCTAAGTTGACAGTTGGTCCGTCAGGATGACCTAGTTCGCCAAAAGCACGTCTTGCTTCTACGAACTCTTTGTTGTAACGTTTTACTTCTTTATGAAGTGTTTCCATTGGATAGACACGACCATTGCGATTCTTCATATCTGCCTGCATGAAGATGCCTCGTATCTTGTAATTCTTTTTGCCGTTATCTGCTTCTTCTATGATATATTCAGCAGATGATACTTCTTCCGTAATAAGTTTCATTTTTATTTACCTAGTAATTATTTATAACTTTTTGTGCTTTAAAACTAAGCATTATACGCAACTTTTGTACTTTTTGAAGTTGCACAAGTTATCTCTTCCGTAGGGTTTTTCTCTATTAATACGGTTTCATTTGCACCAATATAGACTGATCCTACAATTGCGCCACCACCTGCAAGTCTTAGTGTTAATGTTGCAGCTGCTGTACAGTGAACACGCACTAGTGTTGCTTCACCAATGTTGTTTGCACTTGCATTATCTACGTTAGAACCTAAAAGTTTTAGTTTCATTTATCTCTCCTTAAATGTGTGCTGACTTATCACCATAAGAGATGAAGTCGTCAATAACTTTGTCTAGTTGTCTTTTTGCAGGAGATTTAGCAATTGCTTTACCCATTTTATCTAGGTCAAGGACTCCTTTTTTATCAAGAGCATAATTAAACACTTTGTCTATCTCTGCTTTCATGCGTGGAGATAATTTTGTGTACGCTCTTGTTTTCTTATAACCGTCTTTCTTCTCAGCTATCTGATTCAGTATTTGTGTGAACGCTATCGGCATCAGTTGTTTCTCCTGTTCCTACGAAAGTTTTCGCAAGGTCTTTTCTTCTATCATCTAATGCAGTTCCAACTTTATCAACTAGTGCTGATTTGAATTGTGTTTCTGCTTCGATGTGATCGTCTTTATCTAAAGCATCAATCATATTTTTTACTGTTTCACTCATTGCTTACTCCTTAATAATTGTTTTGTGCATCATCATTGTATGGATCTTTGATAATGCCATCATCAATTTCTTTTTTAATTTGTTCTCTTTGTTTTTCGATTTCATTATCTGTCATTCGTAAAACACTTTTAAGAACATAGTCCATAGAAAAAACTTTTCCTACCATTTGATTATTGAACAATTCTTGCGCCTGCATTAATCTTGAGCCACGAATTTCTTGTTCTTTCATTTCTGAAAAATATCCATCTTGTATGAAATCATACTTAATATAATCTGCTGTACTATTCCAATCATCTTCACTCACAATACCTTTTAGAATTAATTGTGTTTTCAGAATATCAGAAAATAAATGAATAAATTTCTTTCTTAATCTTTGAATGTATTTTGTAAATTTAATTTCATCACGTGATATTTCTGCAGCCTTACCTAATTGTAAACCACCAGATGCTTCACTATCTAAACGTGAATAAGGTACATTTAATGATTGATATAATTTCTTTTGAAAGAATTTGATATCATCTATCTCACCAAGATTATTTCCACCAGGTAGTGTTGTAATCTCGGTTCCTCGACCACCTTCACGTCTTGGTAACCAGAAATCTTCTAACATAGACATATACTGTCGATCATCTCTAATTTCACCAGTCGATGCATCGTAAACTAATTTGTTTCGATAACGATTCATTACATCTTTTAAATACTGTTCTGCCTTAATCTTTGGTAGATTACCGACATCAATATAGAAAATTCTTCTTTCAGGTGCTCTACTAATACGATAGATAACAAGAGCATCTTCAATCATGCGTAACTGATTAACAGGTTTAATTGCCTTGTGTAGATGTGACATTACAATATTTTGTTGTTGATCTACTAAACCTGAAGGACAATATGCAATCGCATCTTTATGAATACGAATACCACCTGTGTTCATTGAACCACCTACACCCTTTTCGTTGTACACATAATATTCTTTGTACTCCATTGGGTCTGGTGCGTTACCAGGCATCTTAATAGGTCCGTCTTTCTTTTTAATTTCTCTAATCTTTTTAATTTTACGAGGATCGATGTATCGTAATTCTCTGATACCATCTTTAGGATTCTTTGGGTCGATAACTTTATGATAATACATACGACCATCAACATACCAACGTCTGAATATGTCGTGTCCTTTTTCTTCGAACTCTAAGATGCGTAACACTTCATCAAATTCTTTTGCAATCTTTTTCTTTAAGTCGTTTGAAAATGTTTTGATACGATCTAAGTTTAGTCGAACAGGAGGTTCAATTTCGTCTGATACGATTGCCTCGTTTACGATATCTTCTACAGCCGCATCACACTCTGGTTGCATTGCGACTTCTCTATATCGTCTAATTAAATCTGCTTCATCACGGATCTTACCTTCAATATCAAGGTAATGCCCGATGTGTCCACCACCACCGATGACCGTTTGTGAACCGTCATCAACGGAAGGCAACGTAAAGTCTTGGGACGTTGCCTTCTCGTCTTTCTTTCGGGTAATAGAAAATCCAAATAATTCTGCCATACTATTATTTATACCCTCTTTTTAACTACTATTTTAAGTAGTTGTGTTTGATTCCCAATACTGATATCTCCAAGTACAGGCAAATTCTTCAATTCCTGCAGCTTGGTCGTAATTAAGATCGATTTGTGCTAGAGTTATTGGAAACATACCTCTAAACGTATATGATTTAATAGTATTACCATTTCTGTCTAAATGATCTACAAATGCGTCAACTTGATAATCAGTTGGATTTGTTAGACCTTCGTTATCAGAATGATTATTGATACCATTAGACCATCTCTCAATCGCATTACGGATTAAAAAATCAGTATCATTAAGTATTGTTGTATCCCAAGTTTGAAATGTTCTGTCACCAGCAACATAAAGATTTCTTCCTCTGAAAGGAATAGTAATCTCTGCTACCTCTGAACTTGGTAAAGTAGTTGCACGACATAAAAATGCCATACTTTCTGTTTCACCACCTACAGCAGCAAATCCTGGGAAAGGCATTGTCACTTTGAACTGATTAGCTCTTGCACCGCCGCCTTTAAGTTTAGAAACGAAATCTGAAATGTTTGCCATGATTATGCTCCTACGACTTCACTGAACGCAACGCCAGTTCTTGTTGCAACAAAGTTAAGTTTGATAAAGTTGATACTTCTTGCAGGTTTTACAAAGATGTCTG